TGGTCGGATTATGTTCATTTATCGGATAGGTTAGATTGGTAGGATTATTTTCATTTATAGGCTTGGTCAGCTTGGTAGGATTATTTTCATTCATATACGTAATCTCAGGAACCATATATGAGATATTTCTGGGCGGCATTCTATTTATACGTAAGATAAATAGAATCTAAGCCTATGATTTGCGACAAAGTCGCAAATCATAGGCGGCATTCTATTTATACGTAAGATAAATTACAACGCTATTCACAGTTGAAAAAGTATTAAGTTATTTTGGATCTTCATCCAAAGTTGTATGCCCTAAGCAGACATATTGCTTCATTAATGGATTAAAGGTTGAAACACCATCTTCTCGATGATTACTGCAATACTCTTTGGCTGGAAGATGTGTATCCCATTCCTGAGTGATTAGTTTGATATGTTTTGGATACACCCAAAAGGTGTGATCACTCCGTGCACATACGGATTGATGTTTTAAGCAACCGTGGTAAACAAGCATAGTTATAGTATAACTATGCTTGTGTAGAAAACTATCATTTTTTAACACCCATAGGCATTGTATTCATACAGTGTAGGACTGAATCCAGGAGAGGATGCAGGGCGAGGAGTATCCGTGGACCCGCTACGGAGATCTGTTGACCCGCTCCTGCTTTGCAGGCTCGAATCTACAGATACCCGTAGGGTATCTGTAGATCCGAATCCGCCTTCTCCTCGTAGCGTCGCCCCTCCTGGAATCACTTCCACTACCTGAATCTCCTCCCACGGAAGAAGTTCTGGATTACTAAGCTGGCATAGTTTTTGTAACGCAGCAACTTCGTAGCATTCCGCATGGCAATCCAAGGCAGCAATCAACGGTCCACGATATCCTGCATCAATTAATCCTACCGAATTGGCTAATCGTAAGGGTGTCTTAGAAATGGATGATCGTGGAAGCATCCAATAGGCGCGAAAGAATCCACGGGTTCGATCATAATAGGCTGCTCGCACTCCAAAGGTAAGTTTGGTGGCTGGTCCCGCTTCCAACATAGTAGTTTGCTTTGCAAATAAATCAAATCCTGCATCTCGTTCCAAATAAGGAGTTGCAAGATAGGCAGTTGCTGCCTCTTTGTATGTATCCACCATTTCCACATCGGGTTGCAGATAAAGAATATGTCGGTGTGATGCCATTTTCTAAATATAAGATTGAATCTTATGTTTAGATCTTATATATATTTATTTACTCGACGGACAATGTGGAAGAGGTTGCTGCAGAGTTGCTGCTTGCTGCTGCTGAGTTGCTGGAGGCAGCAGCCTCTCGTTTACGCTTCATAAAAGGATCCTCTTCTCCAAAGATTCCTGCAGGTGCTTCTGCTGCCGCTCCAAACGTGGGAGGAGCCGTGCGTGGTTTAGCAGCTCCAATGCGGTCTCGCTTCATGGACTCATAAAACTCATCACGCTGAGACTCATTCTCCTTGTACTTCTTCATGAGCTGATTCAGCTGATCGTCTGCATATTCCTGATCTGGTACTTCACTGGGTTCCGGATCCCAAGGAAGCCAGAACCCTACTTGTCCAACATACACATTAAAATCAGGATCCAGCTTCTGCAAGGTCTTTGCCCGTGCCATCCCCTCTGCATACGTATCATACACACCACGTACCTTCAAGCCGCGAATTGTCGTTCGAAATCCATTCTTGGCAAAGAATGTCTCTTCCAGCTTCTTACGGTTCTTGTAGAGATATGTTTCATAGGCTTCCTGAATGGTAGTTGCCTTAAAATCGGTCATCTCTGCCTTCACGTGTGCCTCCAGATCTTTGGGAACATCTGTGCTCAGTGCCTTCCGAGCATCCTTCAAGGCAACAAAAGCACCACTTAGATCCTCTACAGTGATCGTACCAGCAGATTCCTTTCCAAGGCGTTCCAGCATATCAACAGCCGTTCCAAAAGCAGACTGCAGCTTATTCACCTGGCTCATCATAAAGGTTTCGGTTGCCTTGATCTTGTATTGGATCTCATAATCCTTTAGAAACTCAGAAAATAGGAAGATATCTTTGTTGGCAAGGACTTTCTCCGGGCTAAGAAAACTAAGACAGACAAAATGCTGTCCTGGAATATCCTTGTCCGCTTCCAAATAAACTTCACGCTTCTCTTCGCTGGGGGTGGACATCCTTGTTAGTACCTCCCGAGATTTCGTGGGGATCCTTTAAACGCAAAAGAAGTTTGTTTTTTTCGTTTCCCTTGATATAAGGAATGGACGGTCTGAATGCTGCTGAACTTGCCTCGCGTGCGATCAAGTATTTTCTCGAAGGTCTTGCCGTTGCGGTGGCAATGACTATCATCCCCCGCAAGGTCCCTCATGTGGAGGAGATCCTCACGGTCTCCGTTGTGGCTGCAGTTGTCTTCGCTATACTAGACTTGCTATCACCTTCTATTGGCCTCACGGCACGACAGGGTTCAGGTTTGGGTCTCGGAAGCCAGCTGGTAGGCGGTTTTAAGATGATGTAAAAAAGTTATAAACTTATATAATTGAAAGAGTGTTACTTATAGTAGAATTATAGAATAACTTGTGTATTTCTACTAGATCGGTATTCTTCTCTTCTTGAATCTTTTTCATTAACATTTGAATCATTTCCTTCAATTGTTCCAATCGTTTTTCTTTGGGTGGATTTCTGCGTTTTCCCTTTTCATCCATAAAAGAATCTGGATTATAACGGACGTACACCCATTTACCTGAATGAAGCATATACAAATCATCATAGCGTATTTCTTCATCTTTTTCATCCTTTGAAGTGTGTTGATTTTCATCTATCTCAATGGCTAACATAGTACCTCCAATTAGCGTACGCAGATCTACGCGTCGTCGATGGCTACACTCACAATTATGAGTCCATAACGGTTTATCATGAACTAATTTTAATTCAGGAAATTCTTTATTGAGATAATCTCTTACCGCTAATTCATGAGTATTCTTACGAGCTAAAGCTGTTCGTGGATCATCAGGAAATCCTTGCACAAAGCATTTCATACAATACATATCATATTTCTTAGTTCCCTTTGTTCCAAATGGGCAAAGACCATCAGGACCTTTTAATCCTTCTACACCAGGACATGTCTCTTTTCGAAGGTCTATCATATCAACATCTTTGTGTGATACACAGTGAGTTGCCGGTCCATCTTTTATTCCAAAAGTGGGTTGAATTGGACAGTCCTTAAATTCACAAGATGCATGAGCAATATCTTTCATATCTGCCAATCTATGATCAGCACAACGTAATCGCTTTTTATCATATCCAAAGGATGGTAATTTTATACAATCTTTCTCTTCACAAAATTTATTTGCTAAATCTACCATATCTTCTTTTTTATGGGTAGAACAATATTCAGGCTCTTTTCCTTTGAATCCAAAGTTGGCACGAATAGAACATTCTTTACATGTTTTATGGTGCAAATCAATCATATCCACTTTTTTATGCTCTTTGCAAAATTGTTCAGAAGATCCTTCATACCCAAATGTCGATCGTTTTCTACATCCTTTAAAACTGCATTTTTTACCAGTTATATCTTCCATTCCTTCCAATTTATGCCCAGAACAACGTAATGGTTTATTTTCTTCAAATCCATAAGAAGCTCTCACATCACAAGACTTAAATTCACAAATTTTATGTTTAAAATCTGACATTTCTGCAGATTTATGTTCAAGACAATGAGTTGCATGTCCTGCCACTAATCCAAAGGTTGGTAATTTATCACATAATTCACATCGACGTGATACTACATTTTTCATATCTGTTGTTTTACACGTAGAACAATGTGTTGGTTTTGATTTTATTAATCCATATACAGCAGTTCCTTTACAATCTTTGGTAAAGCATCGATTGTAATTTACATTCGTCATTCCTTCTTTCTTGTGTTCAAAACAATGAAGCGGTTTCTTCCATTCAGTTCCAAAACAAGCTAATAATGGACAATCACCTGTTTCGCAAACTTTATTGACTAAATCAACCATCTTATCTTTCTTATGATCAGCACAATATTCAACTGTTGTGGTTCCTTTTACACCGTAGCTAGGTCTTTTAGAACAATCTTTACAAGTTTTGTGTCGTATATCAATCATTCCTTCCGTTTTGCATTTGCTGCAACCAGATGGATATTCATCCCCTTTTATTCCAAAATTAGGCATAGCATTTCCACATAGACAAACTTGTCTGAATGGTTTTGCACCTTTTTCTTTACCATGTTTGGTACAATATAATAATTCTTTTTGCTTGAATGCATAAGTAGCTGGTTTACTACACTCCTTACACGTTGCCATCCTGATTATAAGATTTATATTCAGGATGAAAAACATTCTCAATTTTCTTAATTTCACCCTCCAACATAAGGATGTACTATGATGTACTGCCAAAGGAAAAACAAGAAGATGTGAAAAAGATATTAACAGGAAAAAATCCAAAGAAGGATCCCGAAGTAACGCGTAGTTTTCTTGACACAATGTTACGATCTTCTGCCGTCTTTACCCCCTCTGGTGATTACCGACGTTTGCAAGCACAAACCAAGGCGCCAGAACATGTGGAACTGCGAAAGGCATTGACAGAAACAAATGCAAAGCATACGTTGGAAGTCGGCTTTGCCTACGGTGCATCTGCCTTGGTCTTTGCAGAACATCATCAAACGATGAAGAATCCTGGAAAATGTCATACCATCATTGATCCGAATCAGCTGACGCAGTGGGAAGGCATTGGACTGGAAAATATGAAACGGGTGGGATTTGGATCTCAGATTCGATTGATCGAAGAATCCTCCGTTTTTGCCCTTCCTGCCTTAGTTGGCAAGGTTGTTCTAGATGTTGCCGTCATTGACGGATACCATTTATTTGATTATACACTGATGGATATTTTTTACTGTTTACAAATGTTACGCGTCGGTGGAATCTTAATTGTAGATGATAAACGAATGAAAGCAATTACTGCCGTGGCAAAATATGTGACCCGTGCCTACAAACATGTTGTAGATGTTTGCAAAACATGTCGCACTCTTTTAGTCTTAAAAAAGATAAAAGAAGATACACGCGATTGGAATACGGATGAAACAGTTCATTATGATTTCCGCGAGTTTATTCCAACCAAGACACGAAAGAATGTTAGACGAGGGAGGTAAGCCATTCCATTTCGGCTTCGCGGGATCCTGCTTTCACTGGTGTTTCTAAGACGATCGAAATACGTGGATGATGTTTGAACACCTCTAACATGAATTCAGTCAGTGGTGCTTTTCCGATCTTTCCTTCTCCAATATATGCATGGCGATCCACACCGGATCCCACGGCTGTTTCTGAATCATTCAGATGAATCAATTGAATATATTCCCATCCAATAGCTTCATCTAGTTCTTTTAAAATATCCTTTGGATGTTTGGCAAGATCATAGCCAGCTGCAAAGATGTGGCAGGTATCAACCACCACACCGACGCGTGATCGTCCATACAAGCGAATCAATTTGCGACAAAAGGCACCAAAGGTTCTAAGATTCTTTGCGACTTCGGTTCCTTGTCCTGCACAAGTTTCAATCAATAATTTACATCCTGGTGCACCATCTGTCAACACCTCTTTACAGAATCCTTCCATGCGTAGCAATCCTTCCTCTTCTCCCATCTTTAATGACTTTCCAACATGAATCACCACTCCTTTGGCTCCCATACGTTCTCCGCAATCTAATAATGATTTCAAGAGTTTGATTTCACGAGCAGTCACCGATGGATCCGTTGGATCCCAGCGAGAGGGATTAATAATATAGGGAGCATGAATAAATAATTTGATATCAGTTTTTAGCAGAGCTTCTCTGATTTTGGTACACTTGGAGTCCGACCAGTTGCAGGGGGCAAAGGATTTGGGATTGGAGGCAAAGATTTGAAGTGCACCCAGCGTTGGAAATCCGGTGTGGAGTTCTTCAATACTTTTATCCCCATCGGGTATACTGGCATGGAACCCGTAGGACGGCATGGTGTTTTCCTACTTGATGAAATTGAAATAACTTCATCAATTTTACATGCGATATATTGTAAAACAGGAAGCATATTATTTAGTTAGAATGGAGAAAACAATCTACGGAATTATGCTCGGAGTCCTTTGCATTATTGTCATTATGGTATATATTCAAAAAAATGGTATGATGGAACTAAGTGTCAAGGACGAACTATAGTCCATATTTCATATCCTTCGGATATGAAATATAGACGAATTGTAGTTCATAGTCCTTATTCCTTCGGATATGAAATATAGACGAACTCTAGTCCTTATTCCTTTTTTTCGGATAGAACCTCTACAGCAGTACGAATTGTCGGATGAAGGATAGAACTCCCAATACTAGCAGTATTTAGAAGTTCTATCATATCTTCACACTCTTGACGTGTTGCATATATCTCTGTACCATACCGAATATGGAGTTTTCCATCAATGGTGCTTTGAGAGCGAATCTGATAGGTTGGCATGATATATATGAATATTATTATATGAATATAAAAATATCAATTTTTTGGAAGAATTTGTTCGCGTTTATACACGACACGATTACTATCCACATCAGATACAACTGCCCATTCATACTTGGAAAGGCATTCCGCAACGCGCAATGTGCGCGTGATTGACCAGAAGAAATCTTCGTACGATTTGTTATCTATAATCTGCCATGCAAGACCATCACGATATTGTTCAATTTGAACAGATCCAATTGGAACTCCTTCAAACATAGCGGGAACACTCTTAACACTTGGCATTTTATATTAATATAATAGGATACTAATATAAAAATATCAATTTTTATCTATAGGTTGCATTTCTTTTCGTAACTATGTAGAAAATCCGTCAACTTTAACAAGCAATTACGAATGTTTCTGCGCCAGATTTTGTCATCAATGTAACTTTAGTAAATTGAACCATCCTACCAAGGGAATGCGAAGATATTGGAAAGGATCCCGTCATCAACGTAGATTTGGTAAATTGAATCATATTGTGTTTTTCCCAATATGAAATAAGCTCCTTAAGCCCAGAACGAGACATCATGTGGTTTGTTTGCCAGTATGAAATAAGGTCCATTAGCACAGAAAGAGGAATCACTGGCATCAATCCGCGATAAATGGGTGCTTTTTCGCGATATTGCTCACGCAACCACTTTCTAACAATGGCAGTATTGTTAGAAAGTGGTTGCGTAAGCAACCACTTTCTAACAATGGCAGTATTTGTTTTCATTTTATAACAGTATCTTGTAATACTATTATAAATAATATCAATTTTTTTAGATACGAGGAGCGGAGTAAGAATTGACTCGTCCGCCGCGGATTTCATTTCCGCCAACGAATGAGCAATCGGTAGGAGCGAGTCCCATACGAGGAAAGGTCCCTGGAAGAGGAGGCACGGACAGTTTGGAACTGGTAGCAGGATCTGCACCAGCAGCACTTCCTACATAGACACGACCAGTACCAATGCCTGCAAAATGTCCAGGAATGGTTTTGCATCCTTTCCAAGTGCAAACACGGCGATACAGTTCAGGGACCATGGTATCCACGCAGGAAGAGGGATCCACTTTAGCAGAAATCATGCTACGACCAGCATTCATCAAATCCGTGGCACCGTTTGTCATACGGAGACGGGTTTCATTGTCTCCCCAGGTTCCACAGGCTGCGACCGGATAGGAGGAGCAGGTGGGACGAAAATCGGTGAAGAGACGTCCATCTGCCATACGAGCAGGAGCTCCTTCCCGTGCAAATTGAGGATCGGGAGTCGTATAACATTGTCCAGGGTTTGGACGACTTTGTGGAACAGGTGCGTATCCTAACATTCTAACTATGCACTAGAAAGTTCTACCACATCGACTCCTGAAACAGGTTCTTCTGTTCCATCCATGAAAGCAGACATGATCGACTGTGATGGAATATTTCCCTTTAACTGGGATAGCAGCTCCTTCTTCTTCAGTTCGGCGGCACCCTTAATTCCACGCTGCTCTGCCAAGCGACGAAGTTCCTTCAATGTCATTGTTTCCAATATATTTGTAGATTCTGTTACTTCCTTAATACCACTTCCCACTCCTCCTGGTTGAAGATCATCCTCCTCGGAAGGAGGGGTTACGGGAGGAGAAGGAGGGCGTTGAAGAGGATGAAGGGATTCCTCTTCTTCCTCCAATAGTTCCGCAAGAATCTCCTCATCCTCTTCGATCACCGAGGAAGGAGCAGGAGGGTAGGATGTTGGTTCCACCGGTGACGGCGGATGACTCGTACAAATCGTCTTCAACTCATACACAATATTCTCCAGCAGATTGATCTTACGAAGCAGATATTGATTCTGTGACCAAAACCAATACACAATTCCTAGCATAAGAACAGTCATGCACAGGGCAATATAGAAGGAATCTGGCAGGTTCATAGTTCTGTTGAGGGGGTGTGGTTTTTCAACAATCCTTTTTCACGCAATATTTCCATCACACTACTTGCCGTACTGACACCGGGAAGAATCTTGTATGTATATTTTAAACGATCTTCACATGGAATAGTCTCTGCTTGCAATTGTTCCACAATTGAAAACTCTTCTGCCAAACTTCGATAATGAGTACTAATCAGTGAAATCGTATTGGGTAAAGCATACAATCGATGTAAAAAGACACGACTTGCTTCCACACCATCATGTGCATTGGTAGAATGAAAGATCTCATCCATCATCACAAACAAGGGACGATCGGGAGCTTCCACCACTGCTTTTGCAAATTCAATTTCTGCTTCAAACAAGCTAACACGTCCTAGTGTATCCGCAGGGGAAAGAGCAGTTTCAATCCGTGCAAAAGGAGTGAGGGTTGCTTTGGATGCAAAGGCAAATCCCCATGTTTGTGCACACAAGATTGATAATCCAACTGCTTTGCAAAAGGTGGATTTGCCTCCACGATTTGGTCCCGTTAAAATAGCTCCCTTCTTTGTACTAAAATCATTTGGAACTGGGTTTGCTACCATAGGATGAATCACATTCTTCAACTCTATTTGAGTCGTAGTGGTACTCCATCGTGGAAAGCATATTGTTTTCAAAGAGGCAATGGCTACATGCACATCCACACGTCCTATCCATTGATGAAGTTGGTGCAATGAGTTAGATTGCTTCCACATCTGTGCAAAGAGTCCAATGCCTGTATTACTGGTTTCTTGAAACGGTTCTAGCACTTGTTTTCCTTCGGTTAAGAGAGAGCGAAGTCCTGTTTGAATCTTAGTCGGTGTATTGGATAAGATAGTATAAATAGATTGTGCGGCAGTTATACCAGATCGAAGCTGAGTCCCCTTTTC